ATACCAGCCATAGCAGCATCGGTGAACAATGGTTCAACGTGTGCACGTGCTTCAGCTGCAGCAATTTGTTCTTCAGTGGCAACTAACCGGTCGAATACAGCTCGCATCTCATCATCAATGTTAACGTTGAGTTGTCCACGCAGTGACTTGTAAATCTGCACCAACCATCGTGCAAATGTTCTGAATGCATTACGCAGTTCAATTGATGGTGCTTTACCTTCCATCAGGTATTGCTCAAACCCACGTGCAAATTGCTCATGTACTGCGCGTCGGATTGCTGCGTCTTTTGCAGTGTCACCGGTGGTGGTCTGGTCCAGGAATGCAACAACATCATCAGCTGTGATTGAGCCTTCTTTACCGGTTGGTGTGTCTTGTTCTTGTGCGAAGATGATGTTGTCATCAATACGTATGATATTCTCAGGATTGAATATTACAGTTGAAGGGTCAACTGAAAAACCCGCAGCATCATCAATACGAAGACTGTCATAACCAAGCTCAGTAAGTGATTCAATTAATGCATTTTGAAATGACGTACTATCATCAGCTTGCCAGAAATTAGGATCAGTTACTTTCTTATGAAATTCATCAACTGATAAATCATAACCTTTCTCTGACATTTTATTAACGATATCAGGTGCTGACTCATCTTTAAAATATCGTGATATACCTTCTTCACTGATATCAAGCATTTTACCTTTTTTAAGATAAACTGATATTACTGTATCACCGTACTCTTCAGCCACACTTTCATTATCAGCAAACCAGAAACCGGTTGATGTAGCTTTAAATGATGGGTCAAATGCAAAATCAGCACTTAATAATTCTTCACCCCCACCATGATAATGAACAGTATCGACATCAAACCCTTGTTCTTTAGCACGTTGTTTACGTACATCAACAGACTCATCAACACCCTGCTTCAACGTATCAAACTCAGTACCAAGATAAGTGTTCGCCTCTGCAGCCACTTCGACAGCGTTACGCTTATACCAGTTATTAATACTCTGCAGCATGTCAGTGTTACCGTCCACTTCCATTTCATACATGAAGTGTGCAAACTCATGAAGGAATGTTGACAGGTTCGCTGCTTCAGTTAAACGTATCACACTGTTAGCTGGGTCATAGTAACCACGTGCTACTTGTTTCTTGTCTTTTTGTTTGAAAATGTTTGGGTCAGTTGGATCAAATGTACCGATGTTCTCAGTTGATTTAATGTTTGTTTTGTTACTGTCAAAAATATGAACGTGTGCAGTACCTGCATTAATGTTCATTGTTTCAAATCGAGTTTCAGCATTCCGTAAAATGATAGAATCAAAACCCATTTCTTCAATGACTTCAGCAATTAATTGTGAATTAATTAGCTCACCTGTTTCAGCATCTTCCGCATAAGCATAGTCTTCACTATTGCGTAGAAGTTCTTCAATTGCTTCAGGTGTGGCTTCTTCACCGAAATCATACACACTGCCTGCTAACTCAGCAGCATCAACATCATGACGGTCTGATACGGTTTGAATTGCATCAACTAATTTATGTGGTGTGTCATTTTGAATATCCCAGCGTGCTTCATCAATTTCATCTTCAAATTCATCACGACGTTCATCAAGCTCTTTAACAGTGATGTCATTGTTATCAGCAACTTGCTGTTCTGCTTCAGTTTGAATCGCTTCATTGTCAACAAACTCAATCCATCCTGCGTTCTCACCAATAACAAACGGGTTATCGACACGTACAAACAACTCCATGACTTCTTCTTCACCACCTGATAATTCCCTACGCGCTAACACTTTAGCAATCTCATCAGCGGCATCATGGTTATCCATATCAGCAACTTGTGCACTGACAATTCTAAGCTCATTAGTACTTCTATAAAGTGAATCGATTACTTCTTGTCTTCCTTGCTCATCAAATTGATCTTCTAAATTTTGTGCTAGTTCTTCACTACGTCGTTCAATACGACTAGTTAAATCAGGACCTTCACCTGCGTAGTTATCAGATGCATCATATTCACTACTAGTAAAATAATTAATTGCACCGAACTGACCTTCTAAATTTCCACGCTTGGCATCAAACACATCAAACTTGTGAGTGGTACCGTGGAATACTTTTAATACAACTGGTGTGTCAGCTTTGAATACATAATCATTAACATCTTCAGGTTCAACAACTTCACCGTCACCTGACCACTTTTTAAACTCAGGTGTGTCAGTTGATTCTTCAACCGATTGTGCAAACTGTTCAGGTTGTTGATTTAATACTTCAGATAACCGTTGAGTCATTGACTTTTCTATATCATCATCACGAACTGCTTCAGGTAAATCATTTTCTTTAATTCGTCTTACATCAGTGATGTTGTCAGTTTCTTGTGAATTGAATCGTTTAATAAACTTATCAATCGGTAACGGTCCATCTTGATCAAATAACATACCGTCGCGTTCTACAACAGCATGTTGTGCAATATCATTTTCATCAACAAGAACACTGACATTACCGCCTATGTTTTTCTGTAATGCATTTGCACACATTACACACCCGCCATCGAACGGACCTACGAGAGCAGATGCAAGATCACTATAGATATCGTCACTTACTGACTCAAGAGCAGTTGCAACTACTTCAACCGGTTGTTGCTCCAACACCATCTCACCAGCTTGACGTGCACGTTCACCGGTTTGTGGACCTTCAATAACTAAACCTGAATCTTTGTAAACTTGCTCAACAGTTTTACCTTGACGAACAGCTGTGGCCGTTGCCCATGCAGGAACAATCTTCGCCATAACTGAAGCGTTCTCAGGTGTTATCGCACCGGTATCAACCAACTGGTCACGAACAGTCGTGAATATTTCTTGAGCTTGCACATACTCACTGGTGTTCTGTTGTGCTTCATCCATCAATTTAGTGACATATGCATCGGTTTCTTTTTTCACTTGCTCTTGACGAAATGGCGCAACAGTTTCAGCACTCATTGTCATGCTGTCACGCAACTCTGTAAAATGGTCAGTACCTGCAAACTCTGCAGCAAAATCAGCAACAGGTATCTGAACATCAGTACCGGTCACAGACGCTTCAGCAAGTTGGTCCGATAACATTTTCAGTGCAGCATCAGCTTCAATTTCATCTGATGTTTTATCCTGCATATACAATGCAGCCTGTGCACTATCAACAAATACAGTCGTGTTAGCTTCACCATCGGCTTGTTCAACAAACTGTTTGAATGATTCTTTATCACGTTCACGTAATTTTGATTCAGTTGACTTCGTATTAATCTCATCAATTTGACGTTGTTCAACGTCACCTTGTGCTTCAACTTCTTCAGTGTTCTTTGTTAATGCGTTAACCGCTTTTTCCGCACCGATATATGTAGCTGATATGGCCGCACCACCAGTACCACCGAGTAACATTTCATAGCCTAATTCATTCAACGCTTGGTCCAATGTTAAATCAGGATTGATTGTTGCTTTATCCCATGCGCTTTGTAATGCAGAGCTGGCACCCTCTTGTAAACTTTCAGCAACGGTGAACCCGATAAATTTCTTAACACCTGACCAGCCTAATTTCTTAACCAGGATATCAAGTGGTATTTTCTCTGTGACTGTTTCAATGGTGGCTGATGCAAATGCATGCACACGTGCATCTTCTAAACTCATACCTTGACTGATTAAATCAGCTTGACGTTCAGAATAGACTTGACCAAACATCACGGTTAAACCTGCTGTACTACCACCGGTTACAGCACTGGTCACCAGTATCGGTACCATTTTTTCAACCATCTGAACAGCATCGAAACCAAACCCACCTGCAAAATCTTCTGGTCTATTTTTTCGTGCTTCTTCAGCTGTTGTTCTATATTCAGTTAATGCTGTTTGGAATTCATCTGTTTTAGTGAAGTCATATTCTTGCAGTGTAGATGTTGTTACAAGTGATGGACGTGGTGTTTTGACACCGAGTTGACGCATCTTCTCAATTAAACGTGCATCACTTTTAGCAGCGAAGTCATCTTGAATACCCGTCATCTGATTCTGTGCAGCAACTAACGCACCGACTTTAAATGCTTTACCGGATTGTTCAATGAGTTCAGGTGTTGCTTTAACCGCTTCACCCGCGCCACCGAAAAAACGACTGATAGGGTTCAATACGTTTTCAATCGACTTCATTACATCAACGTCATCTTGAGCAACAATTGCGTTATCGATGTTATCGAAATGTTTCGCTGTTTTAGGGTTAGTTTCTCTTAAACCAGTGAAATCAAATTGACTTTTCTTGATGTCCTGTTCAACAGCATCAGGGTTATCTTCAACAGCGAATGATGGTACACCTGACTTTTTACTTAAGTCTAAAACTTTAGCATGGTTATCAGGGTTCACTTTCACTGCTTCACTCATGGTGAAGTTCAGATTGTCATCAGCTGTACTGTCTAAATTTTCAGTTGCTGACACCTGTGATAACGAACTCAAATCAACCTTAGATGGATCGAATGCCATTTATTTTCTACCTTGTGCGTATACTTTTCTCAGTGTAGTAGCTGTCACCGGTTGACCTTCATCAATTAAAAATTGATAAGCTTCAGTTAAATCAACCATATCAATATCAGGTGTTTTATCAATAATTTGATTCAACATCCGAACATCTTTTGCGGGTGCATTGCTTAAATCAATCTCGGTATCAAATGCTAATATATCCAAACCAAAGTTTGAACGTTCAACAACAATTTGACGAGTGAATTCACTGATGATTTGATTCTCTTCAGCCGGTGTAATCTTACCACCTTTATCTGTTTCAGCTTCATCGATAGCATCTTGTAAATCACTCAGGAATTGATTAGCTGCTTTACCTTTATCATTGGCTTTACCGCTATTTGATGTCCACTTTTTCTTCTTACCAAACGCACTTTCTGCAGCCTGCATTGCTTTAGCTGATAGTGTTTTGACTCGACTACCCTGATTACCTTTTCTAGCGGCTTGAACTTCACTCACCACTTTTTGCATATCTCTTGGGTTCAATTTATCAGATATACTGTTCGGGTCAAATTCGGCTTTCTCTTTCACACCCATCATTCTGAATTTATTAAGTACAACCTGGTCAGTAATCATGTGCTTACCGGATAAAATATTATTACGTTGTGAATCACTCATACCTTCCCAGGCTTCAGCGTTTCGTGCCTGAATCTGCATTGGTGTTAAACCGTCATTCACCGATTTAATCGCATCTTGATAATAGTTATTTTGTTCTTCTTTTGCAGCAACTTTACTTGCGCTGAATTGCGTCATTGATTCTGACATTGTTTTCTTACGAAGCTCAGGATCTTTAATCTTGTTCACTTCATCAATGATATCTTGACGAGTGTCATATTGATTATTCAATTTACCTGCAGTCAACACAGCAGCATTAGCATCAGCTTGTGTTTTTTCAACTTTCGCTTTACGTTCAATCGCTGCTTTTACTTTAACAGCATCAGGACCTTCTAATTTAGTGCCGTATTTATCCAGTGCAATTTTACCTTCAGCTGCACTGCTTTGTGTCGCTGCTGCTATAGTGGCACCAGCGACCGCTGACCGGTAAGTTTGTAATTTTTCAGCCGTTGCTTCAGGACTGATGCCTGATAATTCAGCAGCGTCTACAATAGCTTGTTCACCGATGATACTTTGAACTCTTAATTTATCAGGATCATTCCAATATAAAGATGAGTTTTCAATGGTGTTCTCAACTTGTGCTTCAATCGTTGATACTTCCCATACTTTCAAACCTTTAGCAGCATGACGTGCAATATCAGTGTTAGCTGATGTAATATGTTTATTAGCAACACGGTCAAACATGAATCGTGCATCAGGGTTCAATGCGTCACCATGTTTCTTTTTCAGTTCTTCAATGGCTTTAGTTGTATTTACTGAGTTATCGTAAGCATCACGACCTTGTGTATTAAAGTAACCATTGTCAGGATTAAAGAACGTGTCATTTTTAGCACGTTCAAATTTCACCATAGCTTCTTCAGCTGATGTAGTATCAATACGTTTCTTCATGTCAAACGTTGCTTTAGCAACATCTGATAACCCTTTTGCAACATCACCACCAAATGCTGCAGCAGGTGCACTACGTGCCATTGGTTGTTGAGCTATTTGAGTTTGTACCTGGTCAGGGTTGTATTGTACTATTTTAGGCATTTTGTGTACCTTTCGCTGAACTGGACGGTGTGAACCATTTATCAGCAACACGTGAGTTTGCAACAGATGATGCATTTGTCAGCAAGCTTCCGGTTGCTCTGTTACTTGCAGCAGTTTGTGCGTTCACAGCATCTGCTTCTAATAATGATGTTTGATTTATAAGTGCGTCATATTGGTCATCGGTATTACTGCGAATACGTAAAGCGTCAGCTTCACCGAGTGCAACAGTATCTTCTTGTAATTGAAGTGCCGAACCTGATTCAAGTGAGACATTAGCTGCACCGAGTTCAGCACGTTGTCTTGCTAATAATTGAGCAGTTTTTTCACGTTGTGCATTTTCAGCTTCAGTACCTTTAGCCCTTGCTTTCTCGGCATTGTTCTCAGCAACACGTGCATTGTACTTAGCGACACCTTCATCATAGTCACCTTGATTTTCAATCGATTCTTTCTGATAGTACGCAGAATACAACGTAACAATTAAACCTGCTGCTGCTACTGTACACATAATTAAGTTCTCTCTAAGTAAAATTTATGGAACAATTCTTTTTCACAACCATAAGGTTCAGGGTCACATAAAGTGAAACCTATCCATTTGAGCCATTTAATACTGACTTTATTCTTACAATGTACATAATTATGTAACTTAGAACAATGAGTTAGCATCTCTTTTATCACGTTTGGAACCTCAGTAAAGAAATTCTTCTTATGCTTCAAAGCAGTATTTGTGCCCAGCATCCACGGCACACCGTTACCGGATAGTATATCACGTATCACCAATCCTATCATGACACAAGGTTCATCATCCACTGTGATTATCACACTGTAACTTGATATCTTCCAAGACTCTAATAACGCCTGTAATGGTGTTTGATGGTGAGATACCCACGCTTCATCAATATCAGCCTGACGCATGTTTTTTGCTATCTCTTCCATCATTGGAACAGTTGGTCTTAAATACTTAATTTCCACATTAGTTACCCCCAACATCTACTGTTGGAATAACAGACAGTATATTCAAAGGTAGTGGTGCACGTTGTTCAATGCGAACACCGCCACCTTTACCCCACACAGGGTCAATAATGATTTCCTGTTTATGTGTTTTCAATGAGATAGAGTCATAATCATCACTATCGAAACGCGGTTTAATCTCAGTATATATAGGTGTTAAAGAACTATTAACATCAACTTTTGCACCGACCCACCCGCCGCGTGATGCTTCCACTTCAATGTAAACTTTAGACACTGACACTGATAAGTCTTTAAGAGTATCGGTAGCTGATGGTACATCAACATCAAGTAACTCAATCGCAGGTGTATAAGCTAAACCTATGTGAATTTTCGATGCTGCTGTATCAAGTGTTACAGAACCTGATGAGACTGTTTTACCGGTTACTTCATTACCGTCTGCTAATATAGCGACTGCTTCACCTTCAAGATGGTCTAAACCGGTGATAACTGTTGCAGGTGCACCGTCGTAAGATAAACCTGAATCAACACAAAACGCATCTTCAGCATTCACCCGTTCACGTTTTTCAAGTCTTTCAATATAACGAACAGTGTTACCATCGATAACACGTTTCACAATAACATAAACCGCATCACGACCATCTTCAGTAATTGTTGCAACAGATTCAAATTCACCATCGGTAACATGTTGATGCCAACCCCATACTTCATGTTCTTTCTGGTAAGTGAGTCCTAACATTCTACCGTCATCACGGACACACCATAGAATACCATAGGGTTCATTTGCGTAAGCCATTTCAGTAATTTGATAACCTTCAAATAAATGTTCAGACATGATAGATAAATCATTGCCAGTGTATTTATCACTGCTAAATTGATAACCAAGGTCACGTAATCGTGCACCTTTTTCCTGCAGGTATAATGCGGTACTGTTGATTATCACAGGTTTTACCCATGATGAACCGTTATATGATTGCGGTCTAACACCGATGGTTGATGGTGTTAACACTTTATCTTGACCTTCTGTTGTAATCCACTCGCCGCCTGATGTTAATAGAATCAATGAGTCAAGTGATAATAGGTGACGTATTTCATTGACCTGTTGCGCTGCAATAGTGAACGTAACAGCATCATCATCACGCGCAGGGTTAGATGTACGAAGTGAATTAAAGTTAGCAGTTTGTGTTGTGAATACTGCTTGTGGCTCATTGTTAGTGTTTGCAAAAACTTGACGTTGCTGAAAATAAGTTGATACTGCAGGTTTATTATCAGCACCGGTGAATGGTTGACGGTCTTGTGGTGGTGCGTCACTGGTGATAGGTGCGATATTAAAATCATTAAAAGTCAACCCTTCAGAATCACCAATCCACCCGTACACATCAGTGTCTTGTGATGGATCCTTATAGACTCTGTAATGGTCAGCACCAGCGACAGCACCCCATGTAATTAAACACGATGCAGTTTGTGATATTGAAGGTGTGGTGAGTGCGACAGGTGCTGATGCTAACGACTCAATCCCGTCACTGTCAACTGCTGTGACAACATATTCATATTTTTTGTTGTATGTTCCCGCACCAGTACCTGCTGCAACAACTGAACTTATCGTCGGTGCGGTTACTGTTGAAGCATAACTGATTGTAGTCAGTGTCCAGTTATCGTCAGCTATCCGACTGAGATTAGCAGTATCATGAGATGGATGAGTAATCGTCATTACATCAGCTGACTGTGAGTAACCAAGACGCGGCAACTCTGCTTCTGTGTAAGTGGTTACTAATTCAAAAATAGACGGACCCCCGCCAGCTAATACAAGCCCACCATCCTTAATAACACGCATTTTCAAATGCTCAAAAACAAGCATGTAAGTTTGTTCAGTGTTAAAACTAAAAGGGATTAATCGACCTTGTTTAGTATGGTCATCTTGTTCGGCAATAAATCGGAACCCTGGGCGTGAGTAAGCACCACCTTGTGACCGGATAAAAACGTTCTCACATAAGTTTAATGCCGATGCGTATTTACTTAAGTCTGCTCTTGATTGTAAAGATGGTGATATTTCACCGGATGTGAAACTTCGTTGGATAGTTTGCGGCACTGAATTATCTCCTGATAGTTTCATACTCACTTAATGATGGTGCAACATAAGCTTCGTTGAGGTCATCAGCAGCAGCAGATGCGCCGTATTCTTTATACATTGTTAATGAATCACTTCGTAAACTTCTACCAGTTTCAGCACCAACAAGCGGTATTGCCAATTCAGATGCAAGTAAATGACTAAACGCTAAAGTAAACGCAGGTGTGAACAGATTAGGGTCAGTAACATTTGACACGTAATCAATACGTAGTTCGGCTTCATTAGCACCAATGAGTTTATTTTCACTAAAGTTGAATATTTCATAGGTTATCTGTTGATGTGAGTCTTTTAATGGTAAAAGTTGGCTATCAAGCAACCGTGATACAACATCAGCGTCAGCATTTGATAATTCTTCATACGCACTGACTAATCGATTGATTTTTAAACAATCTGATGGGTATTGATAAGCATAAGCCCAGTTGAAAATTTCAGTAGTCACTACTGCTAAACCTGTAATCTTATGAGCAAAACCCCATACCAAATCAGTCAGCATCATATCACGAACAATAGGGTACTTAAGCTTACATAACTGAGCTTGTACACTACCTTCAGTAAAACTGTTAATACTGCCAGCTCTAATATTAGATAATGCTAAATTACAAATTTCAATTTCAGAAGAGATGATACACCTTCCTTAAAGAGTTTCTACGTTGGACTTCTTATTCATGAACGAAGTTTCACCTTCACCCATTGTCATGTGATTTTTGATATCTTGTTCATCTTGCTCGGTTTTTTTAGCATCAGCAGTAGCCTGTTTTTTCTCAGCTGCAATACGTGCTTTTTTAGCAGTAGCTGATTCTTCAGGCATGTTACCTAACCATGAAGGCATAGGGTTTGCTTTCGTAAAAGGTTTGTCAGTATATAATACTGGACGTTTCCCTTCAGGGTCATACAATCTACCGTCATAAAAACCTGGTGATAATACTTTATATCGTGGCATGCTCTTTGTCTCCAATTAATAAAAATGAAAGGGTGACCGAAGTCACCCCGTCAATTATGCACCAGTAAGGTTAGTTTGATTACCCATACTGATACCTGCAGTGATATTACCCAAAGTAGGGTCAGTACCAACGACAGTGTAACGTACACCGAGATAACGCAACGTATCACCATTCGGTACAAACTGAAGAAAAGTCTGTTTACCGGCAACTAAATCTGCTAGTGCAATAGACTCAGTTGCTAGTACGACAGGTGATGTCAACCCTGCTGCTGCACTTGTTTCAAGTGTAACAGTCAAACTGGTTAACGTGTTGAAGTCTGCAGTGACCTGAATAAGAACAGGGATAGGACAACCTTTACCCACATCATCATTCAACGCAGCTACAGCACCATACGATGTGCTTGGTGCGCCTTGGTCGATTACGTTTTCTGAAATCGCAGTAGCTGTAATAGCCTGGTCATCAGAAAATAATTGTTGTGCTGATAAAATCATTTTGTATCTCCTAAATATTTTAACAAAGCTGGGGTTACCCCCAGCACTGATGTACCAAACTTAAGCTACTACAGCTTCAGTGTTGATGATTGCATCGGTTTCACGAATTGGAATACCACGGTAAGTCATTACTTCCTTACCTTCCACTTCCGTAGTTTTTAACCGAATGAAGTTATCACTTGCACCTGCGTTCGATGCCAAAGCATCAAGTGCTTCTAATACATCACGGTTACAATAGATAGCGATTTTACCGCCAGCAACACGTCGGTTTTGCAATTTGTAAAACGCTTTACGCATGAACGTGTAAAGTGCTACAGAACCGCCTTGCATCAATGAAACATCGATGTTTGCAATACGTGCAACATAACGCCAATCTCGTACAGCAATACCTACGTGCCAAGTGAATTTTTCTTCCTTAGCATAGTAAGCATCACCAGAACTATCAGTGACACGTTGTTCACCCATGTCTTTACGTTGAACACCGGCCATTGTACCTTTTGGATACAACATATTGCATTGGTTATCACCCCAAGTAACGAACCAAATTGAAGTGTTGTCAGAACCTGTACCACCAGCATTGATGATTTGATTACCATTAGCAGCAGATAATGAGTTGAACCGTGGAGCAAGCCCCATGAATTCTTCAGGATCAGATGCTGAATTACCATAAATCATCTTACTAGCAACTTCATTTGACATTGCTTCAAGATATGATTGTGCTTCAGATAAACGTACCGCACCTTCATTTGTTGATAACTCTAACAAACGTGTGTCGATAGTACTAAGACCTTCAACGAAACCGGTAGTATCTTCTACTTGAGAAGTCTTGCCTTTTCCGTTTGGAATGCCTTGATACAATTTACCCCATGTAACCGCCGGTAAACCCGAACGTACTGTATGGAGATGAGTTGTACCCTTGTTACACTCGACCGCAATCGCGTCGTCAAGCATAGGGTTCATTTCCGTCAGCATTTCGATAACAGGTGTGAAATTCCCGTGACCGTCTTGCTGCTTGTAGATGTCGATTAAATCGACAAAGCTTGCGCCTAAAGTAGCCATAATTTTAATACCTCATTAATTTTTAGATTGATCACCGTAAAGTGACGTAACACGGTCTTGCGCTTGAGCAGGTGCAGTTCCTGATGAACCAGGTACATCTTCTTTCAGCGTTTGACCGACTCGAACCATGAACCGGATGACTTCAGGATGGTTACCCACACCTTGTTCTTCCAGTAGCTGCTTCAATTCTGGCGTACCATATGTAGTAATGGCATTTTGTCCGATCTTGATGTTCTCATCGAACTTGTCTCCACCGTACTCTTTGTCATTACTAGCCTGTGTTCGCCAGTCATTCATCAGCTGGTTGAAGTCATCAATCTGCTTCTGCGAACCCGCCTGGACTTGCTCTGCTTGAAAGTCAACAAGTTTCTGCGCTTGGTCTTGAGTCAACCCCAATTCTTTAAAAATTGGTGCTGCTTGTTCAAGTAAAGCGGTGTCAACTTGTATACCTTCAGGCATAACAAAATCGGCATAGGTGTCGGGAGGCGTATCACTACCTTCTTTACCAGCATCACCATCGGCTGATTTATCATCAACACCGGTGGCATCATCAACAACTGAGTTACCAGCTGCATCAAGATTTGTTTCAGTATCGCTTGCAGCGGTACCAGTTAAAACTGTTTCAGTGCTTGCATCAGCAGCACTTGTATCGGCACCTGTATCAGCACCGGTATCTGTTTGTACACTTGTTGTGTCAGCTAAGTCACCCATTTTAAATATTCTCCTGAATCATTTTAACGTATGCGCCAGGTGCATAATCTCTTAAGTCTTGGTCCAACTGCAAACCGGCACTTCTTACCCCAGCATTATAAGCATGTTGAATGGGGTCACTATCGAACATGTTCTCAAAAACACCCATATTTTGCAAATGTTTCCATATATATCTACGCCCGTACTCATCCTTCATCATGTTCTGAACAACTAATTCTTCAGGGTCATGTTTTTTCTTTTTCGGTATATCGTCATCCATTAACTTAAACCAGCTGCATTCATGATACTACCGAGTGCATTATCATCACTGACTTGTGTTTCAGATGCTGTTTTAGCTGTGTTCGCCATACTTGCAGCTTGTTCCATTGCAGCCATTTGTTGCTGTACTTGTGCCTCTGCTTCAGCAGCAGCAGCTGCTTCTTCATTACTGGCGACAATCGTAGGGTTAACACCGAGTGCTTCAGAGTAATCATCAATCGCTTGATTAATGTTAACTTTATGACGTGCTTCAGGCCATACATTCGCAGCAATGCTACTGAATTCAACAATCCGGTCAATCGCACCCGTGTTAACAAGACGCTGTGCTTGTGCTAATACTGAAACGTATTCCACGTTAATGTCTTTATCTTTTAATTCCGGTGGTGGTGGAGGTAGCACACCGTTACGTTGCAGGATGTTAAACACGCGGTCAATCGTAGGGTCAAGTAATTCAGTGTGTAAACGTTCAAGTACTGGGCCTAACATTAATAATTTTTCTTCATGCTTCTCAGCAATTTCACGTGCTGTAATCTGACGACGGTCGCTGTTTGCCAACATTAAAAATAAATCTTCATAAAATGACCGGCTGATACGGTCTTCTACATTGTTAATTTCTTCTTTAATCTCATTGATATGCGGATTGTAATTCTGATAAATACTGGTTAAACCACCATTCTTTGTGTCAGCATGCCACACAATTTCATTCGGTTGTAACTGGTTACTCTTCATCTTGTTCTTAAGTGATGTTGGACCTTGTAACGCTGGTGACACCACTTTATCAATCGCTTGATATTTACGACGTTCAGCAAGTTGTAACGCTTTAGTATCACCGAGTGCAGTGATACCAGGGCAATCAGTCGCATAAACATCTTCACTGGTGACATCCCATCGTGGGGATACAATAGGGTATTCTTCAAACCCTGATTCACGTAAGAATTTATCAGCCGTACCTTTAGTATTTTCATCTGACTCATAATAAACAGAACGAAACGGCATATCAGACGCTTTAAAACTATTTCTATCACGGTCATCATTAGGTTCAGTTAAGTATACAAGCTTCACCCACGCTTCAGTGTTACCGTCGTTCCATTGTTTTTTAACTGACTCACTGCAGTTTTCAATACCAAACTGCTTAACAACCTGTGACACACTTAATTCATACTCAAGATATAACGTGTCATTAACACTCTGACCGTTCATACCCAACATGTAGCTACCAACAGTGTAAGGTTTACACCAAATCACATTCTCAAAATCTTCATAGATACCCATTGCAGCGGTACCGAAAGTACCGAGTTCTGAATACACCTGATGAATAGAGTTGTAAAAATTAGATGATGAGAACACCCGATACATGATGCTTTGTACGTCATGCAACCACAGCTTCACTGAGTTCAAGTCATCAAGTTTTTTGTCACCTGAACCGAGTCTAAACCATGGTCTAGCAGGTGATGTGATACCTGACATCATACCGGACGCTAACGTTCTAATAGCTAAACGACTAGTGTTGTTGAGTTGTTTCGTGTTGCGTTTAAACCCTTTGTTGCGGTCAGATACTAAGAACCGACCGCGGTGAGCAAGATGATGGTCTGATAACTCACGCCATAAATTCATGAAAGAACTGCGTTCTGAACGCAATGCTTCAAGTCGTTTGTTATAGCTTCTAATTGTTGGCATGTTATTGGCCTAACAGTGTTTTCGTTGATGTTGATGCACCGTTAGTTACGCCACGTGAACCGGTAAGAATGGTACCCACACCAGCACCACCTGCTGCACGTCGTCGTCTACTTGCATCATTGTTACCACGGGTATTAGGTGCCGTCGCCGGTGTTGCTGCTGCTTCAGGTACTTTCGCCGGTGGTGGTGGTGCTTCTGGCACTTTCGGTTTCAATGGTCCTACGCACATAACGTTGTCCTCATATTATAAATTAATAATATTTATACTATCACATATTGTTGTTCATGCAATCTAATGGGTCATAATCAGCATTGTTTTGATTACGCAATGGTACTGCTGAATCCAGCATTCCACGTTCATATTCAAGTTTTGGTACTATTTGAGCAAAGGTTAAATACAATTGATCAGCCCAATCAGGTGAGCATTTAATACGTTTCTTCATTGACGGTTTATCTTCAAGAACTAACCGATCCTTTTTATCATGCCAATAGTCACGTGATGTCAGTTCTTCTTCAAGCTGTGGATCATCTGGTATTGAACCACCATCCATCAACCATTGTCTTAATCGTGCACCCATTTCAGCTGTCCTGTTGGAATACAACTTCTCATCATCAGCATTGTGGCCGAAACCGATACCAATGACATTGTAACCAAGCTGTGAAAGTCTATCAGCCATGGGTCCACCGATACCTGTTTCATCTAAAAAAGTAATATCAGGTTTGTGTCTGTCAAGTATCATTGTAATTTTACTGATAACAACCATTGAGTTACGTGACTTCTCACCGGGTATTCTATAAGTTTTTTCTGATTTAGCATCTTTACCGCGTCTAAATCCAATCATACAATTATCACCACCCCCACGTGCCACGTCGATACCGCATATTAATGGTTCATCACCGAGATAACGACCTGGACCACGCTTCTGTGCTTCATACACCACATCACTTGGAATGAACTGTGTGTCACCTGCACGTGGGAATCGACCAAGCACACGTACTCTGAAGAAATCGGAGTCTTCACCCCAGTCATCTTTCCACTGGCCAATTAAACGTTTGTTCGTCATCTTAGCAGTACGACTATCAATCTGACGTGTTGCCCATCGATGCTTACCACGATTAAAACATTCTCGAAACTTACCGGTGTTACGTGTAGGGTTACCGAAAACAAAGAACATCGGTTCACCATCAGTCAGACCACCTTCAGCAACTTCCCATATTTTATCAGGTACTGCTGATGCTTCATCAAACAAGTAAAACGGTGTTGAGTTTGCAGAATGTAGCCCAGCGAATGCTTCAGAATTTTCTTCACGACACGTCTGTGCATCCACACGCCATGATTCAGGCCACGATTTATGATACAACGACATTGAGCCGCGACCATTATTGTATTCAAACCAGTGACCGACAATACAGCGTGAACGCCATTTACCCAGCTCACCCCATGTTTTAGTCCGTAATTGGTCGGATGTATTGGCTGTGACGATACCTTTTGCATATGGTCGAGTAGACATTATCCATAAGATAAGCCATGCAGTCAGTGCTGATTTGCCGATACCATGACCGGATGCGGTTGCTTCACGTATCGGGTCAACGGGTGTTACACCGTCGAACCCACGTGCAATAACTTGTTGACCGATATCGATTAAGGTTTCACGTTGCCAAACATCAGGACCTTCAAACCCTTCGAGCTCACCGTGACCCCAATCAAACGCCCACAGCACCCAGTTATACGGATCAGCATAATATTTTGAACAGTTATCAGCTAAGAGTAAATCGATTTGACCAGTAGCATATTCACCACTCGAGGTCATTGCTGATTTTATAGTACCCACAATGTCACCTTGTTGTTATTAGCTTTTACTATAAACACCAACAGCAGAAGCGGTTACACCTTTTGACACTTGTAAGTCAATAGGACCTTCGATTGTCATTGCGTTATGTGTTGCTGTGAGTTGACGAATAGCAGTATCTTGGTATAAATCACCCAAAGAACCTACACCATCTTCATCAAGTTGGAATGTAACAACTTCAGCAGATACTAATTTACCTGCAGATACTGTATGTTTTCCAGGACCCAATGCAATTTTCTGTGTTGCTGCAGCTGTTTGTGCTGTGATTAACGCTTTCATAGCCATGATTTTATTCTCCTATCAATTTACTTAACAATGGTGATATTAAGTTAGTGTTTAATTTAGATGTTAAGTTTTCAGGTGTGCTTCCAGCAACAGAATCAATATTAACAGCAAAAGTTGGAACTACCACAATAGGACTTGCACTTGTTGTTAATGCAGTCGCAGGAATTATATCTGATATTACTTCTTGTGCTGTAATGTCATAAGCAGCTTGTGCTGTTAAAGTAATTGTTACTACTGTTGGAGATGTTCTTACAACTGCAGTAACAACTTCTTTTGCTTTAACTTCATTATTAAACCCAGTTGCTTCTGATTGTGCTGAACTCAGACCATCAATTATGTTTTGTCGTTGAGCATCAAATGTTGCCCCAGCTGTAACCCAAGTATCATTGACAAGCGTTATGATGATAGTTTTACCGCCGTTAACAATATCACTTTCTTTTGTTCCAGCTGTTATTGTTCCTGACAAAGCAGCAGATATCGCAGCAACAAAATCAATTGTAAAAGTCTCACTAACTACGACATCCGTTGATGCACCATCAATTAAGGCAAACGGAATATCTGCAACACTTATATTTTCTTGTGCGGTTATATCATGGCCGTTTGATGTCCAAGTAATTGTCGCAACAGTTGGACTTGTTCTTACCAGTGACCCAGTAACTTCATTATTAAATCCTAATGTTTCAGATTCAGCCGCGGAAAATAAATCAATGATAGATTGAGTTTGCGCGCTTGATCCAATTGCCCCAGTACCGGCTGCAAGCCAAGTACCATTGGTTAGAGTGATAATACTGGTTTTATCATCAGCAGCTAAATCATCTTCGGTAATACTTGAACTAGCTGTACCAGATAAGACAGCACTTGGAGCCGCGGCACCTTCCTGCCAAACACCATCAGCCCAGACTGTTTGATCCCAAACGTCAACTGCCCAAATGCCTGCTACGCTAAGACTCATTACACATCAAATGGCGACGCTGAGCCATCTCCAGTTAACGTTACATCGTTAATTGAAATGAGATTAACATCAAGCTCATTCACTTTAGTGAATACCATTTTATCAGTGGCAACTTTGATTGCATCGACTACCGTGTCCACTGTGGTGATTAATGCTTGCAAATCACCCGCTGTCTGAGATGTACCATTAACATTTTTAACATTTGATTCTACAACGCCGGCCGCTACATTGATTGCATCAACCAAATCAATATTAATAACGATTGGTTGTAAGTTAGCTGCGCCTCGAATAACGATAGAGGCTCTATCTATTCCTGCGGTGTCTGCAACAATAGCGTCTGAAATATCAAACCGATAAACACCCTCATAGTTGGTTGCTGATAATTCAACAAAGCCGCCGTCTGAATGTGCGCCTGTCGCGGTTTGAGTTGCTAAGGTTAATGCGGTTAATGCCCCAAGTGAGCCTATTTTATAATAAGCAGTGAGTGAAGCGGTATTATAGACAAGCCCTGTTAAGGGTGTGCCGTCTGTTGAGTCCTGAGCGAACACATCGAAACTAACATCTGTCGCCCCTTTTTCTATAACAAAATTGTGAGTAGACATAATATTTTCCTATGAGTCCAATAAAAGTAAAGATGAGGTTGCAGCAGCTTGATACGTCATATTGAACGTATCAAAATGAACCTCTTGTGCTGCTGTATCTGTGTAAGCAAATAAGCCTATGTAACAAGTTCTGCTCATTGTGAATGAAGCGAGTGAGCCTTGCTCTACTGTATTGATTATTGCTCGAACTTCATTGCCTGTTGTTGGCATATTAAGCTCAAGAACATCACTGGTCGCACCGCCTGTTAAATAAGTGTCTGTTGGTGTACCTGACGAAATACGCTGCAATATTCGTAGGTCGCCGCCTGTATACCGAATCATGATGTAATTAGCGACTGTTGTAGGGTCGATATTATTTAAGTCGTGCGGTGATATCCATAATTCAAACCGATTACCTAAGACTTCGGGTACTGCGCTGACTAACGATAAAGCGGATAAATCATAAGCAATCTTAGACGTTAACCCTTCATAACCACCATTGCCATCGGTATTAACAACCTCAATAAGATTGCCAACACCTGTTACGGTTGTGTTTGCGTTAGTCTTTGAAACATCCCAAATAGCCGTATCATAACCACCTGTAAATAAATCTTGTAAAGTTGCCATTATGCGGCCTCTTCTTTGTTAATAAATTCAAGCGCTGAGAAGTCTGCTGTAGTGAATTTGTTTTTTGTGACAATTGAAAGCAACTTATCGCCAAGCTTAAATACTGAGTTTGATATATCAACCATTTTAGCGTTAACAAATAACACACCTTGTAATTTTCTTTTCAGTGTCGCTAGGTCTTTTAAATTAATATGTTTCGGTACGTTTTCTAAAAATAAGTAATTCACATACTCACTGCCAAGCTGCTCTTTTATCTCTAATTGCCCATTTTTTAAAACTGCTGCAACATTAAAGTTTTTGCTTGGTTTAAATTTGGATGATTTAAAATCCTTTTCACTAGTAAAGACCTTAACTGTTCGTGCAGATAAAATACTGCCATAATCAAAGTTGGCAGCAGGGACATCAATCCCTATCCAAACTGTTATTGCAATTGTCCTCATGCCGCTTCACCTATTGCCCAATCAACACCTATACCACCTGCACCGGTTCCCGTGGCACCTAAACCGTGTGCGCCACGCTCGCCACCTGTTGAGCTATTATTTTTATCTGGTGAAGCGCCACCTAATGTAAAGTTACCGTTTGCAGCATCAGTAATTAATGGGTCGGTAGTAGTGGAGTTTACATCTGGATTATTTGTTAACTGTGAAACTCCTAGAGCCGAATCATCAAAAGCGGTTCGCCAAGCGGTCAGTGAAGCGTATTCTTCCTGTGTACCGCCGCCATTGTTATAAGCAAGAATCATTTTAAACGTAGTAACGTTGTGGAAAGTGTTGTAATTCATTGTTCTTATTTTAGCTAAAGGCGTTGTGCCTGAGCGCGCATATAAAGTAAATTCAGAGGATGTGATTCCTGAGAAAATATTATCAATTATATCTACATTATTAACGCCATTAATGCCGCCTATATAAGAAGCATTAACAACGGTGTTATTTTTGATAAGCAAAGTAATTGATTGACTAGGAATCGTATGTAAATCATCGGTATTTATTAAATGGCCAACGTTATAGCCTGTGTTCTCACGAACAATTGCATTAAGGATAGGGTCTGATCCACTACCTTGGATCTGGTACGAAACCATCTCTTCGGTTAATGAATGGAATTCGTTTCTAAAAATCTCGTGAGAATCTTCGCCTAGTATATTGGCTGATTTTTGGAAGATACCTTTTGCAGCGTGATAAATTTTATTGTTGTAAAACTTACAGTCTCCCGCAAAATAACCATGTATAGCGGCATCAAAATCATAAGGCTCGGCTGTGTATGGATTGCTTGAACCTGAAAGATTGTAAATACCATGAATAATACAATTCCTAATAACACCACCATGAACATTATCAAAGCGTATACCTGCTAGGTTATTTGCAGACTCACCATAAATATCAACAACCTCAACATGCTCAACATATAATCCCGTTATGCTACCGCTTGGTGCGCAGAAAATGCCTTGCTCAGCACAGTTCTTAATTCTAAACCCACGAATTTTCACATATTGAGTACCACTTGCAACATAGATACCACGACACTGATAAGTTCCATCAGCGGTGGTTAGATCAACATCGTAAGTTGTGATTGCAGTAAGACCTTGCTCTATTTCTGGAAGCTCATTCGGATAATTTTCAATATGAATAAAGTCGGTTGCTGTGCCTTGCGCGGTAATGGTCATGCCTCGGTAGTCTGCTCCAAAGGTATGGTAAGGCTCGACATACGGAGATGCAGATTCACGAACTAAAAGTTGGTCTCCTGCTGTATCGCAAGCATTGTGGCCACGCTGAATGGTAGCAAACGGTACTGCTTCTGATGTACCAGCATTACTATCATCACCAGCAGGATTACCGCCTATTGCGTCTTTAGATGTATGAAAGGTTCTTAATGGCGCATTCCAAGGTTCAGCAAAACCACTACTTACAGCAGCAACCTCGTTAGTTTTAATTCTTGCTCTTATTAATGACAATTTGTAAACCCTTATAGTAACAAATATTAAATTTGATGCCTTGCTGGGTACACACAATTTGGGTGACGGCAAATGAGCATAAAAGCTCGGTATCCCCAGCAAAGCTGCTGATAGACTATCACATAATCTTAGAAGAATGAAACCTCATCATCAGGTGTTTCATCACTATTCTCATTCAATCGCTTACGTCCACGCTGAAGACGTAACATGACCTCTTTATCACTGTTGACTTCAATCTTCTCAGCAGCGAACGCATCCACCATCTTATGCTTACCGACCAACCCTAATGCTGTATTACTGGATGAAATGTTACCTTGTTGTCGTGCAATCAAATGATTGTCTACCGCTTCCATCAACAACCACTCTGCATCAATGTGACTGGCTTCAAGTCGCTGTTCTAAAATACGATCAATCGCTGCAGCAATGAGTTCATCTTTCAACATGGCATAACCGCTATCAGCTGCATAACCTGATGCTTCAGCAGCACGTCGTGGGGCAAAGTCTTTGCAGAACTCAATGACGAAGTTAGCTTTCTTTGCCGGTAACCCCATCAGTTCTTTAGATGTTATTCGTTGGACCATCAGTTCACCAAATTATTAAATAGTTATATTGTTACAGTGTAGCATGTAATTTTATAGCAAGGTAATGGTACTTATCCACAGGTTATCCACCGGTGATTGTTACATCGTCACACTGTTGCTGAGAATGTTTTTAACCCTTCCACGCCCACGTCTACCTTGAAACCGAATATTGACCTGCTGCGTTTTTAACAATGTTTAAAATTATCCCCAGCAACTTGCCAAAAAGTAAGAGAGTATACGTGGAACATACAATTACTAGTAATATCATAGTGTTACCACAGCTACTTACCTATTTTAAGGTAGACGTGAGAATATAATAGTTAATAGAAACAAGAACTTACGACATCTGCTCTTCTCAGAGTGTATACGTGGAACAATTTAGGCTTGTAAACCATTGATTTATAAGGAAACATTTTCAGCGTTTTTACACTGTCACCATTTGAATCAACACCAGAAATGTTTTTAAGCCACCTTTTCACCACTGAAACACTGCAACTGTGACTCACAGCAACACTGTCACCATTTGAATCAACATTTTCAGCAACACTGTCAATAATAACCCTACAAAAAAAGTGCGTCGTTCGCGTGTTCTAGTGTACTTGCAACACCCTACGTCCTTTATGCTATACTCTAAAAACAAGGAGAACATCAACATGAATCAAGCAGAATTGAAGAAGTGGGTACATTACGACGGTGACAGTGGGTTGTTCTTTTACGTCTTGCCATACCTTAATAATAAGCCAACAGATATTGAATACCGCACATTCAGACGTGCAGCAGGTAACGGCATTAAGATTGATCAATGGGTCACCATGACACGGCGTATTGCATACTTATATATAACGGGTGAAGAACCATCGAGTAAATTGTATTCAGTCAACGGTGACCGGTATGACGACCGGTGGTGCAACATCACCACCGATAAACCTGTTAAACCTAAACCTGTTAAACCATCGTACCGGTCAAATGTGAAGGGTGTGTCGTTCGACACCCGTGACCAGGTGTGGGTAGCTAAAATTACAAAAGATAAAAAGCGTCATTTCTTAGGCACCTTTAAACTTGAAGCGAGTGCCATTGCTGCACGTCAGGTTGCCGAGCTTTATTACAAATGAAGCTTGCAGCATGTGAAACATTGTGCTACATTGTATATAACAATTAATTGAGGTGACAATAATGGTATTCATGAGAGAACAAAAGTATAAGGGTGTTGAGCGTCGTCGTTCAGCACGAATCGGCATGCATTTTGCTAAAAGCTGTGTGTTACTTATCACATTCGGTGCAGCATTTGCTTTAATGTTTTTCTACATGGGGTGACACTAAATGATTAAGTTAATCAAATCCTGGATAATATCGCGCAGACAAGCTGCAGCCAGTGAACGCTTTGATGATGGTTTCGGTTGGGCAATGAGTCAGCATTATTTACATGACGTGAAGCTTTACGTGCTGCAGCAGTACGCAGACAACGCTGAGTATGTAGATGAAGATGACGAGTTTGATGCAGGCATCAGACGTGCTGTGAAGATGTTACAAGTACGTAAACCTGTCGGTCATCGGTGGTCAAAATGACAACACGACCAATAGTAGGCACTGACTACACCACCAAAGATGGTAAGCAGGCATCAGTGCATGTGTGGGCAGTGTGTCAAACGCACGTGGTGTTCCGTTTCATCAGGTCCAACAGAATGCGCGTAGTGACACATGAAATGTTCAACGACAACTTTAAAGAGATGGTGCCGAGCGTTAAGCGAACCTGGTCACCACCGGAGAAGCTTACCGATGAGTTGTAGCAAATACAGAATCAGTGACCAATGGTGCTGTGATAAGTGCCAGGTGATATGGGATGTCAACGATGATGATCCACCACAGTGTGACGATGCAGCTGAAGGTCGTATCATCGGTGAACGGACATTGAAGCATTTGATTGAAGTAACTCAGCAGCTTAACAATGGTGACAGTAAATGAAAACGTTAATACTACTGATGTTGATAAGTTTCCCAGTTAATGCTGATGAATGGAGTCGTGAAGATGTGCAACTTGAGATTGTTTACAACGTGTTGCTGGTAGTTGATTTAGGTCAGACGCTGAATATTTCTAAAAACTGCGACACGTATTATGAGTTGAATCAGTTACTTGGTCGTTGTCCGAATCAAGATGATGTTTATAAATACTTTATTGTTAACGGTGTTTTACACGGGCTTATATCAAACTACTTAAGCGCGGATAACCGTCAACTATGGCAGTACGTAACAATCGGCTATCAAACTGGTGTTGTCGGTAGAAACTGGCAGCTTGGTTTGAGTATGGATTTTTAATAATGGCGTTATTTATAGGTAAGTAAAAGTTTATGGATGGAAGCATGTAGTTCATGCGAGTTGGGTTCGAGTCCCAAGCAGCGGTATAACCAAGACCCCAGCGTGATATAAAAGCTCACAGGTTTAGCTAAGATTAACGCCTTAGCCCATCCACCCAAATTAGGAGATAGATTATGGAATCTAAAGATGAGATAAGCAAAGATGTCTTTACTCTTTGCGCTAATAAAATTAAAAGCTTAGAGATTAAAAACGCTAAACTGGTTGAAGAGGTTAAAAGCTTGAAGATTCATTTACAGGATGCAGCGCGTGAAATGAAGTTATTAATTGACGAAGTAAATACAACTAGGCGAAAGAGCAGAGGAAACACAGACGAGCCAGAATTTTATGATTATCAAACCTGTTATGAGCTTATGAAGTTGAGTATAGAGATAAACAACAATGATTAAGGGTTTGGAGTGGTAACAATGATTAAGGTGAGGGTAGTTAAATGACTAAACTAATAGATGAAGCGAAAAAGTTCGACAGCAATAAAATAAAGTCGGATTTAGATTTAATATCCAGCCTTATGGATGATGAAGGCTATGATAATGTACAAGATGCTTTAAAATACATCAAGCAACTAGAAAAGCAGAGTGAATGGGTTAGTGTTGAGAGCTTAATAAACAAGACCTTTATTGATTCTGAAAACAAAGATTTTAATAAGTTCGTTTCCATGATGCCTAGTAGTCACTGGGCTAAATATGACTTAAGTGCTGTTCGTTTGGGGTTTGAAGCGGCAAGGCTGTTACTTAATATCGAGCAACTACAAGCCCAACTAAATGAGGCAGAAACTAAAAACGCTGAACTGGTTAAAAAGGTTGAGTTTTTAGATAACATGTTTCGGTCTATTCGCTTACATGTGAGTATAAACGCTGAGCCAGATAAAGCATTTATCTTAGAGATAGCTCAAGAGGCACTCAAACAAAGTGAGGATAGTTAAATGACATCAACAGAGTTTTGTTACTGGCTGAAGGGTAAGATTGAAATAGACGGAGAGCCTAAAGCTTTAACCGCTAAGCAGGTTAAGATGATTAGTGCCCACTTGGACTTGGTTTTCACGAATGTTACTAGTAAGTTAAAAACAGAAAAAGTAGGTAGGAAAAGTTTAGCGGATTTATTAAATGCCTCTAAAAATGAAAATTACTGTTAATAATGCGCTTAGAATGATCGGAGGATGTATGACTAAAGAAGAATTTATAACTGAATATTGTAGGCGGAGCGATATAACTAGAGAATATTTCGATAAGCATGGCGAGGCTGTACCCTGTGATTGTGTTTATATCAACTGTAACGGTTGGAGATATAGAACCCAATTAGAGATAAGTTTAAACAACAATGATTAAGGTGAATGAAATGGATATAATTTGCTTTGAAAAGCATTACAGCGACGATTCAAGCACCGTTGAGTTTTCAGTGCGCTATGACAAGAAACCTTACTTACATGACAAAGAGATTGTAGGCTATGTGACGCTAAAACATGTAGATGATATTACAATACCTGTCACGCATTTAGATTGGCTAATAAAAAGCTTGCAGCGCATTAAAGATGAAATATAACAATGATTAAGGTGAGATTATGGTAATGGCTAGGTTACATTTAATTTGTGGTAATTGTGGTTGCTCCGATGAGTGGGAATGGGAGCATAAAGCACAAGAAAAAATTGATGATGAAATTGTGCAAAACGAGGATGTCTCTCTTTGGTGTAAAAATTGCTCAACGCTTCACTCTCTTAATGATGATGCAGATAGAATAAACAACAATGATTAAGGTGAAAGTATGAAAGTATTGTACATTATAGCATTAGCTATTTTACTGGCTACATAACATACATAAAGCAGCAAGCATCTCCGATTGATGTATTAATAGCATTGTTTTTAATGGTGCTTTACTACCTGCACTATATATGTGACTTACTAAAGACTAACAACAATGATTAAGGTGAATGTATGGACATAACAAGAGATTTAGAGCTTCAAAAAGAAAAAATATTTAACCATATAGCGAATGTACAGCTTCGGACACCTAAAAAATATCTTGTACAAAGTGACGGTTCCTTAGTTGATATTACAAAATATCCTGATACGAGTGTGTCGATTGAGGCATTAGAGTACATTCAAGAAAAGCTAACAATGGTTAAGGTGAGAGTATGACCGGTTGCATTTCAAACAACGCTGCAACACTGTGGTTCTTCTTCGGTATATTTTGGGGAATGTGCAGTATGCGTTACATAATGACAAAATGGTTAGGGTATAAAAAATAAATATAACACTATATAGTTATAAAAAACTAATATCAGCAGTCCACAAGAAATCAATCAATTCATCTTTGTCGTTGCATTCACTGTGAAGGTGTATATCTAAATCGATATCATGTATCAGCGGTTTAGTTGTAATCTCTTTCTGACACCACTGACACACTTCAATCACTTCACCACCTGCATCATAGCAGCACCACGTGCCTCTTTCATTTGACGTTCGTACTCATGATACAATGCGGTTGAATCCATTGATTGATACTTTATATTGTTACGTAACACCCACAAGTTAACCCGTGAACCAAGATAATACGCTTTAAGTTGTATATGGTGACCTATCTCTTTCATGATGATACCGACTTTCGTCGGTGTAAAATACTTACCGTCGGTGTACATTACATTAACTGCAAACCCACCACCAAGTCGTAATGTGTCAGACATATCACTTGCCGTGACTAAATCAGAACTGAATACACCCAGTTTCTTTTTAACAAATGATTCAATTGTTTGTTGAGCCGGTGACTTAGATGCTTCTTTAATGTCACGTAAGAAGTCAGTCATTGGTGGTGCTTCACCAGGGTTAAAGTCACTCAAGTCAACCATGTACATTAAATGATAAGCAACATTTTTCCAACCGTCTGCTTTCATCCAGTTCCATCGGTCTTCCCAATACTCTAACCATTCGGGCTTCATATTGTCGTGTTCATCACGCGGGTTTAAATCAGACCAGGTACCGTAGAATCGACGTGATGGACCATTCAACCGCACTGGTAACAAGCTGTTTGTTGTCATGGTTGCGTTTAAAATGTTTCTTATTTTTATAGGCTTGATGCCTTTTTGATTCACACGTAATGTATCCGGTGGTGCAGCAGCTAATGGTTTTAATTTGTTACTAACCGCCATTGCTTCACGTCGATCACCCAGCTCAGTTTCATTAACGTGGATATATTTAGTTGATAATAAGTGGTCATCGAAATCACGTAGTAACTCTTCACCACTGATAACGGTGTAATTGTCACCCATTGCTTTTGTTAACGGGTACAGAATAAAATCTTTACCGCAACCTTCACCACTGCCAAGCAGCAGCATGTGATTTATTTTCTTATCAGGATGACGCAGTGTGTAAGACATCCATTGCTCAATATGTTTAAGGTGTTCACCCCAACCGAGTACAGCGAAATGATCACGCCAACGTGATACATCACCACTGGTACCGTTCGACTGACTCACATCGGACCAAGTGTTACCGTAAGTCACACCTTTTTCTGTGAAGGTGCGTTGTTGTTTCGGTGCGTAATCAAGCCTATCTACTTTCTTAACACGACCACCTTGTAATGCGTTTTTACGTGCATCTTCATCAATGTGTGAGAAACTATTTTGAAAAGCATCGGTGGTGAAAAATATTCTGCAGTTCCAGTCATAGAATTGATTCAACTCTTTAACATAAATAACATTGTCATAAAACTCAGCAGCAGTGACACGTTCACCGTACCACTGTAACCGTAAGTCTTTTAATATCTCTTTGAAGTCACCTTTACCCCAGCCCATCAAATCACATACTTCAGTATGCCATTGCATTTTTTCTAGTTTCGGTAAGTCATCCGTGTACTTTAAAACATTCGCTGCCATTTCACGGGCTTCAGGTGAACGGTGATTGATACGACGTAGCTCATCACACATCAGTTGTATTGCGTTGATGGGTTGTTCTGTGACAATGAACCTACGTTCATCACCTTCTAAATTTAAAGGATTAATTGAACCGGTTGCAAACATAAAATTATCTACTTGCGCTGGACTCGATACCGGCGCTTCAGGTGTGACCGGTTGCATGAAGCTGACCGGCTCTGCGGTCGCGGGTACCAAGAAGTTTGGTTCGCTAACCGTTTTAAATTCGCGTAGTATCTGCCAGTTCTTTAAAACACTGCTGAAATCGTGTTGTTTAGTTTCTATAAATTTCAGGAGGTCATTAGCAGTACGACCGTCACAATTTCCGTGGTGACAACGATAACCTATTGAACCGTCATCATTTGTAAAAATTGCAGAACCACTATCATCACGATCAGTATGTTCATCTACCCACGGGCATACAATTGAGAAACGACCATCAGAAATTTTACTTTTAATCTCAATAGCATCAGTGTGAAGTATAGGGTGGTCATCAATAGCAGCTGCACCATCTATACGCTTATCTGCTCGAACGATATTTAAGTCAACACCGAAAGGTTCAGCAAGTTGTTCAAGCATGTATCGACGTTCAGGGTGCCATTCAGTTATTTCGCAACCTGGTGGAGTGCCACCATTCTCAGAGACACGTTTAGCTTTTGTATTGCAGCCTTCAGGTAATCTCAAAAATCGAGTTACACCTTTTTGCCCAGGGTCTTTACTGTTCGGTGCAAGACCGTTAGCAATTAAACCATCATGAAGGTTATCAATTTTATCTCTATCTTGCTCAGGTTGATTAAGAATGTACAACCATTGCTCAGAATATAATGATGACTTTAATACAATGCTTGGGGGCGGCAACTTCATCACTTGTTCAATAGGTAATTTTTCTTTTACATCGTCTAACCCTATAACATAAGTGCCTGAAAATTGAGCTTTTCTTCTACGTGACCTGTTGTTCTCATCAGGTGAAAATAAAGAGACTGTATAAAATTGATTTGAATTAGGAATTAACGGCGTATCTTTATAGTATCCACCAGACCAACATAAACCACGCTCATCATTCGGTATGTTATTAGGGTCTTGAATAAACGATGTCACGTGAGAATATATATAACTGTTACCGAATATAGCTTGAAGGAATTGCTCGTTATTTATATTAATCATAATGGACGCACCTGTCCATGATTCACATTAAAATTATGCTTACGCTCAGCAGATTTACGTATGCACACTGCTTCAAAGAAATCTGAAAATAAACCTAAATGGTAACGGATCTTGTTTTCATTTATATAAACCTGCCACTTACCTGAACTTTGATGTAGATGTACACCTGTACAACCTGAACGATTGTCAATTCTTTTTCTGACATTTTGACCATTCTGTATATTTGTCGCTGCGTTTAAATTTGACCATTTATTATTCACACCATTACCGTCGTCGTGATCGACTTTATCAACGGGCCATTCACCTGTCATATACAACCATGCTAAACGGTGAGCATAGTATCGTTTTTTATTTATACATACGTCGTGATAAGATTTTCCACATGATTTAATCTGTGTACGTCCTGCTATATCACCTTGATTTGGGCGACCAGGGCCGCAATCTACTAACCAAGTAAACAAACCAGTGTCAGGATTATAGTGTATTAATTGCTTGAGTTCTTTTTGCGTCACCATGTAGAATATTCTCTAGTTAATTGTTACTGTTTTAAATCGGACTTCAATCACATTATCGTGTCGTGATATGACATCACCCCGATTCATTCCTGAGTCTTTAGCCCAGTCAACACCTACATATACAGGGTATTCAAGACCTATTCTTTTTTCTGGTTCCATAAATAGATTATAGAAATTTGATTTACCTGCATGGCGCGGTGTAAATTCAAAAAATGTTTTATAAAAGTATAATGGGTCATTTTTAAGTTTTTCAATCTCATCATCAATCATAATGTCACCTCAGTTGAATTGTTAATAGTAAACTATCACGATGTTTCTGTCAGTATACACATTAATGTAACTGTAACACAATGTCAAATATTGTGTTGACAAATGATACATTGTTCTACTATCATTCAGTTTACATATTATTTTATTTAACTGAGGTAACTAAATATGGATGATTTAATACTTGATGGTAATGTGCATATGCGAATTAACCAGAAAGAACTGGATATTTTTACAACCAAATTAAAACGTACTCAAGGTAAAACACCTTCACAGTTGTTTCGTGAAGCTGTAACAGCGTTCAATGATGGTCGTTTACGTATCATACCGACTGAAGACCAACAACAAGGTGAACTCTACAAAGTTTAACTTTTAATTTAAAACAACGGGGAATTATAAAATGCCAATTGAAAAAGATTTAAAACGTATTGCTGATGCATTGGAAATTATTGCAGCACAGATGGACGGAGCAACAGCAGCACCTAAAACTGCTAAACCTAAACCTGTAGCACAACCTGCATTAGCATCTGTACCACCTGCGCCAGTAGCAGCACCTATTCCTGCAGCACCAGTAGCAGCAGTATTACTATCACCTGAAGAATTAAACGCGACACTTGTTGCTGAGTTTAAACGCATCGGTGATCGTAAACCTATTGATGATGCAATGGCTGCACTCGGTGTTGTTTCTGTCGGTGATTTACCGAATGAAAAACAAGCTGAATTGATTGCTGCTGTTAAGGCAATCCCAGCATGAGTGAAGGACATGCACGATTAGGACCCAGTAACAAACGGTGGCCGCATTGCCCTGGTTCCGTTCGTGAAGAAGAACGGTACCCTGATATTGCAGGTGCTGCTGCTATCGATGGTACAGGGTCGCATTTGTTACTTGAAATGTGTTTGCAGAATAACGTGCCTGCAATTGCTTATGACCAGCAAATCATCGGCGCTAATCATCCTGATAGTATCAACGGTTGGTTAGTTGCACCGGACCGTATTGAACGTGTGCAAATGGCATTAGATTACATGACACGTCGCGTCAATGAACTTAAAGACAGGTTCCCTGGTTGCAATGTGTTGGTTGAATCTGAATCTAAATCAAACCCTGGTGGTGCATTCGGTCGTACTGACTGGTGGGGTACATGTGACATCACCATCACAGCACGTGATGCAATGACCGGTGAAGTATTTTTTATTGAAGTAGCTGATTATAAAGATGGTCGTGGTTATGTTTCTGAAAAGAACAATTCACAAAATATCAGTTATTTATTCGGTAAGATGCGGAACCATGTTGCTAGTGGTCCTGATTTAGTTCGACCATTTGATCCTGCAAAGGTGCCTGGTTGTCGTATGACAATTATTCAACCGAAAACAAACCCAGTTGTACGGTACCAGTGTTCAACACGACAAGAAGATGATGTCAGTTCAGCTACGGTTATTGAAGCTGCTGAAAAATTAGCATGGGCAGCACATGCAACTGACGCACCTGATGCACCTTTAGTATCGGGTGACCATTGTCAATGGTGTAATGCAAACCCTAAACGCGGTGGTCATTGTACTGCTAAATCAAATCAATCCTTACAAGTGGTGGAGACTATGAGTAACACACAAATAATGACAGGTGATAAAAATCTGTTTGAATATATCGGTCAAGTTATGGCTGATCCAAAATCATTAACTGAAGAACAATTATCAGAACTTGCTGATGCTGAAGAAGGTATCCAAGCAGTATTTGATAAAGTGAAAGCCGAGATTGACACACGTATCAGTCAAGGTATCACGGTACCAGGTTATGCAAAACTACCAGGTAACGGTAAGAATGTATGGAATGCTGAAGAAGCGGTGATTGCTAAGAAGTTAAAAAGTCGCAGACTTAAACTTGATGACATCTATCCGAAAAAACTCATTTCACCGTCTCAAGTGATGAAGTTGGATAAACTCACTGATGAACAAAAAGTGCGTATTGAAAAAGATTTAATTACGTACACTGCTGGTAAATTAACTTTGAAAAAAGTTGCACATAAAGATGTTGCACAATGTGCTACAAATGATGTATCATCCGTTGAGATGATGTTTATCGATGTTCCAAAACAGACTGAAGTAGTTGAACCTGCTGAAGTTTCATTTTTCTAATAAGAGGTGACAAAAAATGTTAATTAAAGGTATTTTATCGTTCCCTGCACTGTTCACACCGAAACTTGCACAAGGTGCAACGGAGCCTAAATTCAGTGCAGTAGTATTAATTCAACCAACTGATCCCATTGTTGCACAGTTGCAAGCTGAAGTTGACCAAGCTAAACAGAACACATTCCCTTCTGGTTACACAGGTTCTGATGAATGTTTCGGTGCGTATGATGTTAAGTACGCCGGTAAAGATTATTATGACCCGCGTTTCTCAGGTTGGTATGTGTTCAGTTGCAGTGCTAAAGCTGAAGACCGACCTGAAGTAGTCGATGTTAACTATAATAAAATCATTGACCCTGGTTCTGTTTACTCAGGTATGGTGGCTTATGTTAATGCTAACATCAGTGGTTATGTTAAAGGTCGCGGCGGTATCGGTGGCTGGTTAAACGGTGTAATGATTACTGATGAAGCACCTCCAATGGGTCGTTTAGATAATAAACCGTCTGTTGAACAGATGTTTGCATCAGTGGCACCACCAGTACCAACGCCAACTGCACCAATGGCACCACCAGTACCAACGCCAGCTGCACCACCAACGGCACCACCTACACCATCTGTAGCGACATTACAGATGACAACTGCAGCCGGTGGTGCTACATACGAAAGTATGATTGCTGCAGGTTGGACAGATGACACGTTGGTTGCACAAGGTATGGCAATCAGACCATCGTTTGCTTAACAATTTCCCCTTCTATCTTTTGAAGGGGTCTTTTAAATGCTGACTCTGGATTATGACCGAACGACGCTCTGAACTTCAACTAAGCAACGGGAGTCAGCATTTAAAAGACTAACAACAACAAAGGTGACACTTATGATTTACTCATACAAAGACGATGAAGAAAGTTTAACTTACGTTATAAACAGACTTGTTGAAATGCAATCTAAACTAACCGGTTGGGAGCGCACTTTCATCCACCAAATAAAACATAAACGTGACACTTACACCGGTGGTTATGAGTTGTCAGACAGACAAAAAGAAATCATCAGTGTTATGTGGGAGAATTATTAATGCAAGCGAATAAATTTACAGTAACAATTCAAATTGAAGTATTGAGTCTAGATGTAGTTCCAGGCATGTTACAAGAAGTTACAGAAATAATTAGCAATGAAAATCGCACAGGTTCACTATTAAAAGAGGATGGTGATTTTGTAAAGTGGGGAACTAAAAGCGAAAGGGTAGACTTCTAAATGAACCCTGACTTCTACTACGGCTTAACACCAGGTGACATTGTTTACGATGAAGAAACTTTCCCCAATGCGTTCACTGTGGGGTTCTTACACAGAACAACACGCCGCAAGTGGCAGTTTGAAATAAGTGACCGGTGTAATGATACACAGTCATTATGTTACTTCATTGATGTCATGCGTGAACAAGGTTGTCGTGCTGTCGGTTACAACAATGTCGGTTTCGATTATCCTGTGCTGCATTTCATTTACCAGAATCGGTATTCATGCATCACGGTTGAAGACATTTATAACAAAGCAATGAACATTATTAATGCATATGGTCCTGCTAAATTTGCACACATGGTGTGGGAGTCTGACTGGAAAGTGAATCAGATTGACCTGTATAAAATTCATCACTTCGATAACATGTCCAAAGCAACCAGTCTTAAAGTATTAGAATTCAACATGCGAATGGGTAGTATTGAAGACTTACCGTTCCCTGTTGGTACCGTACTCACCAATGAACAGATTGATATTCTTATCAGTTACATGTGGCATGACATTGATGCAACTGACATGTTCTGTGACAGGACACAACCGCAAATTAAAATGCGTGAAGGGTTATCTGATAAGTTCGGTAAGAACATGATGAACATGAGTGACGTTAAAATCGGTGAAGTGATACTGGTCACTGAAATGGAGAAACACGGTGTCGTTTGTTATGGGTATGAAGGTAACCGTAAAGTCAAACGACAAACCAAACGTGAATCAATTGATCTAAGTCAAGTCATCTTCAATTATGTGAAGTTTGAAAGAGTAGAATTTCAGAATATTATGACTTACTTACAAGGTAAAATCATCACTGAAACAAAAGGTGTGTTCAAAGATTTAACTGCAACCATTGATGGGCTTGATTATAATTTCGGCACCGGTGGATTACATGCGTCTGTTGAATCACAAGTTGTACACACAGATGATGTATATCAATTAGTCGATGTTGATGTGGCTTCATTCTATCCGAACCTGGGTATCAAAAATAAATTATTCCCTGCACATTTAGGTGTTGAGTTTTGTGATGCTTATGAATCGGTGTATCACACACGTAAAACGTATGCGAAAGGTACACCAGAAAACGAAGCATTTAAACTTGCATTGAACGGTGCATACGGTGGTAGCAACAATGACTACTCACCATTCCTCGATTCATTCTACACCATGTCAATTACTATCAACGGTCAGTTGCTACTATGCATGTTGGTTGAACAACTGCTGAAGGTGCCAGGCTTACGCATGATACAAGCCAACACAGACGGTATCACTTACCTTTGTCCACATGAGTACCTTGAACATACTCGGCTGGTGTGCAGCTGGTGGGAGAGTCTGACGAACCTTGAACTTGAAGAAGCGTTGTATAAAACTATGTGGGTAAGAGACTGTAACAATTATATAGCGGAGTATATGGATGAAGATTAATAAAGACAATGTTAAATTATTTTTCACATATGATCCTGTTACCGGTGTATTTAGAAGAATTGCGAAGTTAAGTTGGAAAGGTAATATTATTAAATGTAAACCATTTGAACCAAAATCAACAAGTCACGGGTATTTAACTATAAATATTTTTAGGAAGCCAACTCAAACACATCGATTAATATTTCTTTACATGACAGGTGAATTTCCTGAATATGATGTAGATCATATTAACGGTAACAGAACTGATAACCGATGGTGTAATTTACGAGAGGTTACACGCATTGAAAATTTACACAATGTAGGATTAAGGAAAGATAATTCAACAGGATATCAAGGTGTATCTAAAAGAAATGATACCGGTAAATATCACGCATATATTAATGTTAATAATAAAAGACATAACCTCGGTAATTTTGAAAATATTGAAGACGCTGTTAATGCTAGAAAAACAGCATTGAAGAATCATAAGTTTCACCCTAATCATGGAGAACGTCCAGTATGGGAAAATTAAAACGTATAGGAGCCTACGCCCATGTTACAGCTGAAGAAAACTCAGGAACACGTGAACTGCCCTATCATAAAGACTGGTCAGCACGTGTTGTCGCATTGGCAGCAGAAGCTGCGTTGGTTCATGGTGCTGATATTCGGGAGTTTATTACTGGTCATACCGATGTGTTTGATTTTTTTCTACGCACTAAAGTACCAAGAAATAGCACACTCGAATGGGGTGGCCAGCAAGTCAGTAACATTGTCAGATACTACATCAGCACCGATGGTAAACCGCTTGAAAAAGTGATGCCAGCGAAAGGTCAACCAGGTGAATACAAACGTGCGAACAGTTTAACCGATGACTTCTTTAATGAAATCATAGCTGAAGTGGGTCCTGGTGTATGGGATGCACGTATTCACACCAAGAATAAATCAACGTATGAAGAACGTCGCATCGGGATTAACACCGGTTGGAATGTTACTGTGTGTAATCGGTTACCTGAATCTATTGTCGGCTATCCGCCTGATGATTACTTTGACAACCCTGAATGGAATCGTGAGCATGAACAGTATGCGTTTAAAGATTTGAACCACGAATGGTACATAAAAGAAACTGAGAAACTTGTGAAGCCACTGTTGCAGGGTTCAATGTAGTGTGCTACATTGTTACACAGATTAATTGAAGAGGTGACACGCATGAAAATAAGCACACATCGGAATACTATATTTGAATTTATGACAGGTGATGGGTTTAGAACTCATATTTTACCTAACTTAATTACATCTGACTCACTTGTTATTGCGCCGAAGATGATGATTAAACAGTGCTATGAAGACAACAATGCAATCAGTATTCATAATGTTAAAAAAGTTGTAGAAGGTAACCACCATAAAAATATTAAAGTTATAATCATTGATTGTTTGTTACCACGTGTAGAATCACAAGCTCATAAAGCTATGTTGAAACTGTGCAAAGGTAAACAGATTGCATTCGTACAAGTGCCTCATGACCAACGTGCTGCAGTTAGTGCTATGGAATTAATGAGTGTAACTAAAAACTGTAAATTAAAATCGATAAAATTTAGCCAGTATTTATTCAATACAGGAAGATGGTAATCATCAATGACTGTGAAATAAATTACATAATTAAGGATTAAAAAAAAAATGCCAACAAACACAACAGTAACAATCACCTATGCGAACGGTGAGCAACGTGAGTTCGTAGCCAGTGACGAACTTGAAAAGTTAATCGGTGAAGGTGAGATGTTCAGTGTCACCACCATGCATTCAGACATCAGTCATGATGAAGAGATGTCAATGTCTAAAATGTATGCAGGTAACCCGATTGCTGCAATGGGTCACATGATGATGATGAAACGTAACGCTGAAATGTTACCTGAAGATGATGAAGGTATCATACACAAACCCGTCATCATTGAAATACTGTCAACCTGTATCGCGTTACTCAGTGAAGAAGTGACATCACATCAGTCAGGCATGTCACCGATTGAGAAATCAAACAGGCAGCACGAAGGTAGGATGTATCGTAGTGACCGGATTAAACCGATAGTTAAACATATACTAGATGATTTATCTGTTGAACGTGTGGAAGATAGACGTGACAGTAAATCAATAAACAATAATAAAAAACGTAGAGCGAACGATTAATGGGTGTTCGTGAACGTAAGGTTGAAAAGTATCTCGACGATGAAGTAAAAAAAGCAGGTGGCATCACTCGTAAATGGGTGTCACCTGGTCGTGATGGTGTACCTGATAGAATTGTTTTTCATTTCAGTAAGGTCTACTTTGTTGAAGTGAAAACAATCGATGGTGAACTCAGTAAGAATCAATACCGAGAACATAAAAGACTCATCAGCAAAGGTGCGCGAGTGTTCACCGTATATGGTAACAGTGGTGTTGATAAATGGATTCGTGAGGTGATGTTGAAATGATTAAACCAGTGATAACAGATAAGAAACTTTTACATAATGTGTGTGATAGAGCAAATTACTGTGCTGATTATCAAACCATCGACGATTTAAAAGATACTGCTAATAATTTAAAACAATCAACCGGTTATAGTTGTGCAGGTTTAGCAGCACCGCAGATAGGACACATGAAACGCATCATCCTGGTGAATGTACAAGCTAAAACAGTCATTATGATTAACCCTGAAATCATAGAAACTAAAGGCAAGTTATCCTGGGGTAATGAATCATGCTTCTCAGTGACATCTACATTCACCAGACCGATACGAATCAAACGATGGTTTAAAATCAAAGTTACATATACAAATGAAAAAGGTGAATTGATTGAACAGAAATTTAAAAATTTTGATGCACGATTAATTCAGCATGAAATAGATCATCTTGATGGTAAGTTAATCAGTGACTGACCTCTTAACACCCCAACAATTACACGACTACCAGAAACAATGTGTCATGCATCAACTGCATTATGATGATTCAATGTTATGGTTAGGAATGGGTTTAGGTAAAACACCTATCACACTGACTACTATCGTTGACAGGATGCGAGCAGGCCAAGTTCAGAAGACACTTATCTTTGGGCCACTGCGAGTAATACAAGCTGTGTGGGCACGTGAGTCACGTAAATGGACTCATACCAAACATCTACGGTTCAGTGTGATACACGGTACCAAAGAAAAACGTGCACGTGCATTGTTCGCTGATGCTGATATTTATCTCATTAACTATGAGAACATGAACTGGTTAGCTGAACAGCTTGACCATTATTATATTAGTCAAGGTAAAGAATTCCCTTTCCAACTTGCTGTTTATGATGAAGTATCAAAGTTGAAGAACAGCACCACGTTACGGGTAGCCGGTGGTAACCGTGACCGATTAGATGGACGCGGTGAAACGTATAAAATTAAAATCACCGGTTGGCGTAAGATAATGAACCACTTTAAATACAGGACCGGACTCACTGGTACACCTGCATCAAATGGTTACTTAGATTTACACGGTCAGTTCTTAGCGGTTGACGGTGGTGAACGACTCGGTGAATACATCACACATTACAAAGACTCATACTTCATGAGTGATTATAGCGGCTGGTCATACACACCGACTGAACTCGGTAAGCAATGGATAGAACACAAAATAAGTGACATCACTGTGAAGATGGATTCACGTGACTATTTAGATTTACCAGATTGTAAAGTGACTAACATGATGGTTGACCTTCCACCTGCAGCACGTAAAGCTTATAAAGAAGTAGAAAAAGATATGTTCACCCAGCTTGATAGTGGTAGTGAAGTTGAAGTGTTCAGTAAATCATCAGTGTCAAATAAGTGCTTACAATTCTGTAATGGTTCACCGTATCTTGTTAGCGGTTCACCTGAATACGAAGCAGTACACGATGTGAAACTTGATGCACTTGAAGAAATATTAGAAGAAGCAGCAGGGTCACCGGTGCTGTGTAGTTACTCATTCACCGCTGATGCTGAACGAATCATGAAACGGTTTAAAAAATACAAACCGGTTAACTTAACAAAGACACCATCAAAAGACACTGAGAAAGTTATCAACCAATGGAACAACGGAGAGATTAAATTGATGGTGGGTCACCCTGGTTCAATGGGTCACGGTGTTGATGGTCTGCAAGACTCAGGTCACATTGTCGCGTGGTTCGGGTTAAACTGGTCACTTGAATTATATGATCAAATGTGTGGGCGCATCGATCGTCAAGGTCAAAAACAACCGGTATTAATCATCAGGATATTATGCAATGACACCGTTGATTTAGCAGTGGCTGATGCAATTGAACGTAAGACTGATGACCAAGATGGATTGAAAGCAGCGATACAACGGTACCGTGATGGTGTAACAACGAATGATTTAGAAGTTAATTTCTTTTAATGAGGTAACGAAATGAGAATAGCAATTATAATACCTTCACACGACATGTTGGAACAAAGGTATATTAAAAAATGAACGATGATTATATGAAAGGTGTACGTGCTGCACAAGACTACTATCATGCACATGGTTATGGGTTGGCTAAAAATGTAAGACCGGAGGATGTTATTAAACTGTACTTACCACCGGTGAATGAAATGATGTTACAAATCTCAACACCGATGCCACAACCGCGTGTTGACTGGATGCGTGGTTTTAAAGAAGAACAAGCTAATATACTAATGGACATTGACAAAGATATTTAGTTTTTAAAGTGCGTGAATACCCAATTCAAACCGGCATAAATACTTGCACCGATAACACCCCATTTTAAAAACCATAACATGAACTTTTGTACAGCAGTACCTATGTTTGCAGCACCTTGAAAATCTCTGTGCAACTCGACAATAGAACTTGTGTTATCAACTAACGACGACACTGATATTGTTAACACGGTGATAGCTTCTGTATTAACATGCTGCGCTGCAACAAGTTTATCGAATTTCATAATATCTTCCTGTTCATGTTTATCAAACCGTTCAACATGCTTGTCAATGTGATTTTTTAATTCTTGATATAACTTTGCATCGGACACAATATAAACTCCTGTTATTAGTCACCGGCCCACGAATCTTCAACATCATCAACCAGTTCTTTTTTCTTGACTGCAGGTGTTACTGGTTTTTTTATTAAAGTTGCTTTAGCTTTTTCTAATCTGTACATGGTCATTGCTTTCGGTAAGTCTTTGAATAACATACGACCACCAAACCAGAAACCGACAATAGTCCAGATGACATTTAATACAAATGGGTCAATACCTTCTGTTTGAGGATTCCACCAACCACATAAAACACCAATAGCCCAGTAGGTGAAGAACGGGCGCACTGAACGATTAGCAGCATCAATAAAAATATCTAACCAAGAATCATGACTCGGTGCTGCTTGCATTAACCGCGCACTAGCTTGAGAAGCATCACCAGCGGTCATGTTCTCAATGTTTTGTTTATGTTTAGTTGCGTCAGATGGTAACCATTGATCAACAACACCGGAGACTTCACCGACTAAACCTTTACCGTTCTCAGATGAGCCGAACAAACCGGTGACTAATGTACTGACACCACCTGTTGCGAAACCTAATGCTGCTTTTAACCAGTTCATAATGTCACCTCTGTGGATGGTACGTTTGTTTAAGTTCTTTAATTTCCCGAAGGCACTGATTGCAGCCTTCTTTGATGATGATTGTTTTCGTGATAGGTTTTGTTTCACGTGGAACATTTGAACCCATCTTATGCAGATGTTCAGTAATAGCTAAAATGGAATCATCTTTTTTCTCAACCTCTGAGAAGTGAAACCAGCTACCGCCGCCGCCAACACTGATGAGCGGGATAAGGACAATTAACAGCTTTTGATACTTACTAAAGAATTCAGCCCACCAAGTAAGCGTTTCTCTAAGTATTGTTCTGACCTTACCAACCATTTTAGTACCTTAGATTATAACCAATACCAATGGTGTTTAAGCTACCACCTTTACCGCGTTCTTCTGATACACCGATACTATAAAGTGAATCATTATGTCGTTGTGCCCAGTTCAATTTAATTGCATTACAACTGTCAGCATTACCGAGTCCGATGCCCAGTTGCGTTTGAAAGGTATCAAACCCCATAGTGATTTGGTTACCGGCTACACCTGATGCTGCACCATTACATTTTTCTTTAAGGTAATGATTGTAGTTGCTTACATTGGTTTGTTCGGTGACCTCAGTAACATTTGTAACATGTTGGTGATTATGATGTGGTCCAGTAGCCCATACTGATATTGACACAATCATAAGTAAAACTATATATACTAATTTCATTGCCCTATTCCTTTTATCATATCGTTTAATATTTCCCATGGAAAATGGTCACCAGGGTCAACCTTCTTTGACTTCTTCATGTTCGGGTAAGTGTCATTCCAGTTCGCACGTACTCGATCATGCCCTTGCACCCAGTCACTTGTGTAATGATTCTCTGTCATGGATTGTGCAAGTAACTGTCCAGTAACAAGAATCTGTTCATCAGTGTAAGGGAAATCAGTACCCCCTTCAAGTTCAATACCGATAGTGAACTCATTACACCCTTCACGCCCATTCATAATAGACTTACCTGCGTGATAGGCTTTACGTTTCGGTGGCACCAATTCAATCACACCGCCTTGTCTACGCACCAAATAATTAGCTGAAACTTTGTATTGTTTAAATATATCTAAGATATTATGTAGATTGAATGGATCATCTGGTGATACATTAACCGCACTGATGAAATGAATCACAGCACCATCGATTGACTTATAGTTATTTTTTGAATAACAATAACTAGGTAAATGGTTTTGTATAATTTCTAACATAGTATTAGTAAATTATCTTATACCGTAAAATCGTAAGTAAGCGTCAGGCCAAAAAGTCATTACGACTAAAGTACCTAATGATACAAATGGTGAATGCCACTTACGTACCTTGAGTTGTGTATGGCTTAGTTTAAAATCAGCTTTAATCTTGTGCCATAATGTAGTACCCAGGTTGTATGCATCATCATGGGCATCACATGCAAAGTTATAACCTAGTTCGTTAAGGTAGGGGAATGAACAGCTCACTTAATTGTACCCATAGCCGACTAAAGCTATATTACAGGTCACAGCAGTTGCTCCGTAAAAAATCAGTAAATCAAATGATAGGCTTGACACATTTATTTTGGCGCTGTACCAGCCAGTCGAGCCAACCCCCGTTGAACCACTTCCTGTCACAGTAACGCCTGTATAACCAATAGTTGTTATATCTGAAAATGCATCTGAACTGCCGTTTGGTCTGGCAGCAAGTGTGACAGACGTAAATTCTGCCGCTGTGGTATAACAATAAAGTCTACCTTTTACCTCAATCCAATCAACATCAGATGGTACGCTATCTAATGCAGTCCATATATTTGTTTTACCGCTACCTGTCGCACCAAAAGATTCCCATGTATTGTTAGGGAGAGCTGCATCAAGATCAAATACTGTTGTACTGATTAGTGGTGCTCCTGTGTCTGTTACAAACACACCGCCGCCACGTGACAAAGGGTTTAATAACACCATGTTTGTACCGTCATAACGAACTAGTGCTTCTTCAGGTATATTAGAAGTTGGAATATCAAGACCAGCACTATCTTTCATTGACTTAGCACCTAAACCATCAAGATTCAATGTGCATGTTGTTGATGTATTAGTGTTTGTGAATGTTAAATGGTATGTTTTTCCTGTTACATAAGCGCCTATACCAAGTGTTGCAGTATAAGTATTAGTACCAGACACTGTGTTAGATAAATCAGCAGCAGTAGCAGCACTGGTTGCTGCTTTTAATGAAAAATGTTTAGCTGAGTAATCATCTACTTCATCACCACCCGCCGCCGCACTGACCAAACTATCTTCAGCTTTGTTTGCCCACTCTGACGCGTAAGTTACTTCAGCAGCAGCAAGCAATACTTCAGCAGCAGCAGACACCACATCAGCATTCGTTAATACCACATCAGCATTCGTTAATACTAAATCGGCTGCAGCTGCAGCAGCACTCACAGCAGCAGCAGCTGCAGATGCTTCAATACTTGCTACAAGCCCACTTGGATCATCACCAGAAATAACAGTCACTTTAACGCAACGGTCTATTTCCTCTTGTAATTGTTGAATGAGAAATGTGATTTTATCTACGGCTTCTTCATGAATATATGGGAAAAACCCACCTTGACTGGCGAATGCTATAAGTTGTGTGAGTTTGTAATCAGCTCGAATATACCATTGATAATCAGTAGGGAGATTACCGGCTAAACGAATAACCGTACCACCACCATCGACACCGACATCAGTGACAGTGTAATCAACATCAACCGTCAATATTGATTCAACACCTAAATCAGTATATTCACGAACCTCCAGTTGGGTTTTATCATCAACACGAAATGTGTATGAATAAGTGTCAGCTGCACCGTTGCCCGTGTATGGTCCACTGATAATATTAGTTGTGTTAACTGTCATGATATACCCTCAATTCTGTATAAGTTTAGCATTACTCACGTTTTGGACCAAATATTAATTCTTGCATGGTAAGTTCTTCACCATTCTCAATGACATCATATAGATGCTCACCTGTTGCCCAAGCCTGATTGATGCCTGGTACACCTAAAGAAGCACCTACTAATTTACTAACATTCTTCTGTGCACCTTTTGTAACCTCGTCATCGGTGAATGCACGTTCACCCATTTGTTTTAGACCGCCAATACCTTTTTCAAGTATCGATGCAACCGGTGAACTTCTGTAACCGTAATCACCAATGACACCACCAGCGACATCACGAACAAATGGTATTGATGTCAGCGGGTACAGTGCAGATTGCATTAAGAACTTATTCAACCGGTCATCATCGTCATCAGGTTCATCTAATTCACCGCGCATCAGCATTTCAAAGAACACAGGTAATGTGAATAAAAACATTAACTTAGCAGCAACAGCGGTGTTTGAATACAATCCTGACTTCTTACCTTTCGCTATATCAACGGTTAAATTACCGAGTGATGAAAAGAAGGTCATGAACATGGTGAACGTGGTGTGTATTTTACTTTGATTCCTTAAAATCGTAGCCATGTCTTTAGTCGCACCTGAACCTTGTAAGTTCTCAACGGACCAATCAGCACGTTTAATTGCTGCAGCTTCATCACCTGATTCGCTTAACTCTTTACTGTATGCAGCATGCCAAGTCGGTAAGTCAACCATGTACGTTTGAATCAACATAATATGTTTCATGGATGTTTCTTGCACTGCTGCTAAAAACCCAGTCTTACCAGCTAACCTATTCATAGCATTACGTATTTCACGGTCCATTGTTTTAGTTCGATGGTTCATTACTTTGGATCTTTCATTGGCAAAATCCCAGCCTGTTTGCATAGCGTCAACACTACCTAAATGATTGCGTATTGCTTTCATGTACCAGCTGCGACCGATAGTTGTTTGAATACCTTTAACAGTTGAACCAACACCTAAATCAGCAGCAGTAGTGAATAAACCAAACAACTGCATGATGCCTGTTGATGCTTTGAATCCCATTACACCGAGTGTTGTACCGAAACGTAAACGACCGAACGCTTCATCAATGTATGTTTTAACCGGTTGTTGACGACCATCTTTAGCAACATCATTTAACCACGGCTTAAGCTGCTTGAACTCAGCTTCACCGAGTACACCGGTGATAGCATCAGCTACATCAGGCGCTTGTAATAAACGGTTAAGCTGTCTCACTGCATCATGGTGTGTGATGTAATGAATCGTTTCATTGAAATGGTCAGGTACAACTTCTAACGATAAATGAATTCTATCGTAGAATCCTGTACGTTCATTAGTTGCACCGGCATTAACCGATGACTGGATGCTGGCGGTGTTGTTAAACATTGACTCAGTTTCAGCTTCACGTTTCTCAGCGTTCTTTTCAGCTTTATGAGAACGTTTAGGTGAATATTTAATAGGATAATACCCGCCTTTATACTCACCGAACTCTGTCGCAATCGGTGTTGATACCACTTTCGGTGGCACTAAACCGGTTGTTTTACGGTGAACTTCAGCCAGTTGTGGGTACAGAATTTCCATCTGATCCCAAATCTTTTGCACTAAATCCCAGTCATTTTTGTTCATGTGTTTTAGCACAGCTTGAAGTTTTGGATTTTCAAAACTGATATCTTCTTCATTAAGATAAGAATCAGCCCAGCCTTCACCGAGTAACATTTTTTTCAAGTTACCTTGGTTACCTGTGTTCAATGCGACCGCTAAAACCTGGTGACCCATAAGATGATCTTCAATCTCAGGTATCCAGATTTTAGTGTTGTGACGTTTCTGGTCTTCTTTGCTACGGTTATTAATTGCTTCAAGCACCGGTGTAGCGACTTCATCAACCAAGCGCATTTTAACATCGAGCGCATCGGTGAATTGTTGCACCAAGATATCTTGACTTAAACCAGTACGTGCACCTCCATCCAACCATGATGCTAAAAATGGCACCTTAGTTAATTGAGATGCCCACCGTCTGACATGCTCCATTGTTGTAGATTTACGTGCATCATCAGTTCGACTGCGACTGTTTTTAGTGGGGAAACGTGCGTCTTGTTCATTGATATGGTCAACCCATTCAGACTTTAATTTCTTAAAATCAATCTCGTCTTGTTGCAAACGTATCTTGTTACCATAACGTGCAACATGCTCAATGTTCTTCACTGAGTCGTTGACACCCTGCAAATCTGCGAACGGTATGTTCTTCCAATGAGTGACATAAGATTCATTCAACACAGCATTCGACAACACTAAACCGTCACCGTCTGCTTCCATACGTTCTTTCATCCACAAGTTGATGCTGTCAACACCGGTTAGTGATGCTGATTTTCTAAACTCAAAACGACTTAATATATTAACAATCTGTTCCCAGTAACCGTTTTCAGCTTTGATTATTTCTTCACGGACTTTCTTCTTATTGTATCGACCCATACGGTCAACAATTTTCATCGTTTCATTTTTAGCGTTGTTCGCTTCCATACCCAAATAATAGTTCATCACTTGACGCAACTTAGCTGCTGATGCACCTTCTTTATTACCCGCTGCTAACATGGTGGCAGCTTCTTGTGCTGCACGTATTTCAGCTTTACGGTATTTACCAGGGTGAATCTCTCTGAATGACAGTCTACTAATATTATTAACTGCTAATTCTTTAATACTTACCCTATCGATAGTGGGTACATTGGTACCTTTCGCCAATGCTTTAAGTTCATCAAGAATCAATTTACCACGTTCTTCACTAACCACGGCTTCATCAGCTGCACGTTCAATGGTACCGTCGGTGAACACATCACCGTGGGTTTCAACCATACGTGCTTCAGCATTCGCTGTTGCTGCTGCTTTCAGTGATGGTGCCGTCATGATGTCGTTAATCATTTCAGCACCGGAGCCATAACCAAGAAACGCAGCTGCTTCATCAGGGTGTACACCTTGTTGACCTTTTGCTGTCATGCCTTTTAACGCTGTTGGAATGACAACAGATTTTCTGCCAATCTTATCAGTCTTTTCTTCACCGTAGGTTTCTCTAACGGTTGCGTGGTCAATTTTTAATTCTTTAGACTTCAACATTTCACGTGCAGCATGCACACGTTCTTTTTTCAACGTGTCAGTTTCTTCATCGATGATGTCGTTCTTTTCTTCATTCCACCAGGCTTTAGTTTGACGGGTTAAATGCTTAATGATTTTATTACGCAGTGTTTCAGTTTGAACATCCTTCACTTTCTGCTGACGTTCTTTGTACTTAGCAAACTCAGCTTCAGTCATACCAGCCATAGCAGCATCGGTGAACAATGGTTCAACGTGTGCACGTGCTTCAGCTGCAGCAATTTGTTCTTCAGTGGCAACTAACCGGTCGAATACAGCTCGCATCTCATCATCAATGTTAACGT